TGAACTGTACCCTATAAAATGGACAGTATAATAAAAAGACCTTTAAAAATTAGGCACTTAAAAGATGGTTCCGGTATTGTATCGGAGCCATTTTTTGGAGTGTCCATTGATAACGATCATAATTATAATCTTGCATATAATCCTCGACTACCTGTTGAAGAGATTGGAACGTTTGACAACACTGATAGTCTAATTCATCTTTCATATGACCAAAAAAGGATTCCATTGGAGCGTTATCTAGGCAGTTTCCTCTACGTGACATAGACTGTCTAATCCCCATCTCCTTTATACGGCGCTGAAATTCCGGGTGCGTGTAGTGGATACCCTGATCAGAATGCAAAAGTGCTTCAGGATGAATGGTATCTCCTAATCTATCTTTTAATTTATCTAATGTTTGATAGACAATATCCATCTGTAAAGAAGGGGAAACATGATAAGCTAAAATCTCTCGTGTTGTACTATCTTTTACGCAAGATAAATAAGCTTTCTTTCCTTTTCCATAAAATAAATAGGTAATATCAGTTAACATACTTTTCTCCGGCTCTTCTTGGTTGAATTGACGTTGTAATAAGTTAGGACAAGTTTTGTGTTCTTGCGTTGCTTTTGCGATTTGTTTGTATGGATTCGCACGACGAATCTTTGTCATGAGATTATACTTACGCATAATCCGAAAAATACGCTTTAAATTCATTGTAATTCCCTTTGTATTTTCTAACGTCATTTTGATGAATCGTGCCCCACATTTTTTCTTTTTACGGTTGAAAATTTCTTGGATCAATTCATAATCTTTCTCATCATTTACTTCTTTTTCAATGTGTATGTCTATATTACGAAGCCAAGCGTAATAACCACTTCGGCTTACATCAGCTAGTTCGCAAAAATAGTGCACCATACGTGGGAATTGGAAGCGACGAATCGTTTGTTCAATGAGTGTATATTTTTCACGTGGTGTTAACGTTTCTTCTGTAACGCCTGCCTTTCGAGTTCGTCTAACTTTTTTAAGAATGCAAGTTCCGCTTCTAGAAAAGCAATACGCGCTTCTGCTTTCTTTAACTTGTCGTCAGAAGATAGTTGTTTTGGGGAAGGACGGCCGGTACTTCCTTTTCCACGACGTTCTGTATAGAAGCCTTCTTCGCCAAACTGCTCATATGTCTTTCTCCAACGCTTCAAACAGTAATTCGGCTTTCTTTCACCAATGATAGCTAAATCGAACCCGTTCTCTAGGAAGATTTGATTCGGACCTTTCCCACTCTGATTTTCTTTCACAGCTTTTATTTTAAAATCCGCACAATAGGTAATAGAACGTTCTGATACCTTTACGACATTTTTATTCTTCTCTAGCTGTTTCATTTGAATTTCATTAAAAATAATTTTACTCATTTCCCGTACCTCACTTTTATCATTGTTTCCATTATAACGAGTAATAAGTGCAAAAACACAAAAACCCCCGAATTATGGACTTTTTTTAAGTGTCCACGATTCGGGGTACAGTTCATAATGGGATTGGGTTGGCTATTTTATCGATTTGTTGTTTAGTTGTTCAAAGCTTTCCATTAAGCTTTCCATTTGTTTCATAATCATTTCTTGTTGTGCTTCCGGAAGAGAATCTAAACGTGATTTCATTTCTATGAACTTTTTATTTAACATTTCGTTTAGAACTTCTTCATCACTTCTACCTAACAAGTAATCTGTTGTCACATTTAACACTTCTGCTATTTTAGTTGTTACTTCTCTGGAAGGTTGTTTCTTTCCAGATTCAACTTTTGAAACAAAAGACTCACTAACGTCTACTTTTTCTCCTAATTCTTTTTGAGACCATTTTCTCTCTTTCCTAAGTTCTTTTATCCTAATTGATAAAATAGGTAACATAATTTTATTCCCCTTTAAAAACAGTTTAATATAACATTGAAATATTTTTGTTATAGTTCGACCATAGTATATATTTTACATAAAACTTGACCAACAGTCCATTTCTTGTTTCGAAAAAATAAAATTTAAAACAAAACACTTGACCACAGGTCAAGTTATGTGTACAATGAAAATGTAATCGAGAGGTGAAGCCGATGAAAATAAAAGGGAGTTACATAAAAGAACTTCGTATGAATAAAAAACTTACACAAAAACAACTCGCTGAACTCTCAGAAATCAGTGAGAGTATGGTTTCGAAGATAGAATTAGGTGTTAAATCAACTAAGATTGAAACATTAAAAAAAATAGCTAATGCTTTATCAACAACAATGGATGACTTAGTAGGATGAGGTCATTTTTTAAAGGGTATAAACTTGACCTTAGGTCATAAAATTAAACGTTGACTTGACCTGAAAATAAAAGGGAGGAAAGAAAATGAATCAATTGCAAGTTTTCAACAATAAAGAGTTTGGACAAGTTCGAACGGTGTTACAAGGTGAGGATGTTTGGTTTGTAGCGAAAGATGTTACGGATGTACTGGAACTTAAAAGTGCAAAAGACTCAACGAAATACCTTGATGATGATGAAAAAGATAAGGTGCTTATTAAGCACAGTGGTTCTGATTACAAAAGTGAAATGATGGTTGTAAATGAATCAGGGCTTTACTCATTAATACTTAGAAGCCGTAAACCACAAGCAAAAGCATTCAAAAAGTGGGTAACAAGTGAAGTGCTTCCTTCTATTAGAAAACACGGAGCATACATGACAGATCAAGCGCTGGAACAAGCGGTAACTAATCCAGACTTCATGATTGGTCTACTCACTAACTTAAAAGAAGAACAAGCAAAACGAATTGAAGCTGAACGAAAAGTATTGCAGCAACAACCACTTGTAACATTCGCTGAAGCAGTGCAAGTGTCAACGAACTTAATCAGTGTAAAGCAATTAGCAAATCTAATGAGGCAAAAAGGAATTGATACAGGTCAAAACAGATTGTTCGAATGGTTGAGAGAAAATGGATACCTTTGCAAGAAAAAAGGAAGCCTGTACAACACACCAACACAGTATTCAATGGATTTAGGATTGTTTGAATCACAAGAATACGTAAGAACAAATAGTAATGGCGAATTCGAAACGAAGTTCACGCCAAAAGTTACAGGGAAAGGTCAGTTTTACTTCATTAACAAGTTTCTTGGTAAGGAGGCGATGTAAATGTACGACAATCCAATATCACTTTTCATCCTGGCGTTAACGATATGCAGCTTAATATCACTAGTAGTTTTGTTGGACAAGCCTATCAAACGGTGGACGAAGGATGTGAAGTGATGACAAAAGAGCAACGAGATGAATACGAACGAGAGAAAATCTTGTGGATCATAAAGGATTTAAGAGCTAGGGAAGTACATAACAGCGCAGATAAGGTTGAGGAAACATACAAGTATATAACTCTAGCTAAATAGGGACGAGCCTTGATTGTGAAGGCTCAAGGCTCATAAGGGTAAAGTCAAATTATCAACTTTATAAATCAATAATACCACAATTTTACAAAAATGACAGGCCTTTGCTTGTCGAAATATTCGGGAATTTAATGGTATCCCCCACCTATTAAATAGGTTCCTGGATATTTCGATGTGCAAAACATCAGAAAGGAGAGAGAAACATGCATCCGCTAGCTAAAAACTAGTATCAAAAAAGCCCGTACAGAAGCACAGGCCAGTTGTAACACATATCGGTAACTAAATTTTAACAGATTTGTAGATTAGTTACTATCAAAAACATGAAAAAACGACCCATTGGGAGACAGGTCGTTTTAGAAAAGTCGATCACGAAGTTATGCGTTTATTGTACCACATCGACTTTTCCTAGTAAAGGGAGGAAAAGGAAATGATTGAAAACCCGCTATTAAATGGTAATCATCACGATTCATCAGCAAGAGATTTTATTGAAGAATGTGCTGGATGTTTTGGAGAAATATACTACGGTGAAAGTTGCTTAGATTTCGATGGCGATTATTTACACGCAGAAACAGAATGCATCAAACAATATGTAGAGTCTCATTCTACAAAGAAAGTGATGGGTGAATAAGATGGGCCTACAAAACAAAATCGAAGCTGAAATTCAAATTCTAATGAGTTTAGTTGAACGATACAAGCAAAGTGATGAACCTAATGCATCATCGATGGTTCTAGCTTACGAATACGGATTACAAGCGTTACAAGAAGTATATGAAGTTAGTAAACAAACAGAAGTAACACCATTTTAATAAAAGGAGAGATTAATAATGAACGGATTATCAAATATAGATTACTCAGAGTACATGCCTAAACCAGAAGCGAAAAACGTTACTACAGAAGCGATGGTAAGTCGCCAAGCACAAGAGGTACAAATGGCTATGTATGTAGCTAAAAACTTCCCTAGAGACACATATGATGCATTTCAAAGAATTATGAAAGAGTGCGAACGTAAATTAGTTGCTGAAAATGCAGTGTATCAATATCCGAAAGGCGGTCAAAAGGTTCAAGGGCCATCAATCAGACTTGCTGAGGTCATCGCAAGAAACTGGGGGAACATTGATTACGGAATTATTGAGTTGGATCAAAAAGATGGTGAATCTTCAATGATGGCTTATGCGTGGGACTTAGAAACGAACACACGTCAAACAAAGATATTCACTGTTAAACACGAACGAAAAGCGAAAGGCAAAACAAATAAATTAACTGATAGTCGAGATGTTTACGAATTAACAGCAAATATGGGTACGCGAAGAATGAGAGCTTGCATCTTAGGGATTATTCCAGGAGATATTGTTGATGCAGCTGTACAGAAGTGTAATGACACTTTAGTAAATGGTCAGAAAGAACCTTTAGAAGATCGTTTACGCAAAGCGTTAGATGCATTCAAAAAAGACTTTGGCATAACTAAGGAAATGATTGAAGACTCATTCCAATTAAATATAGATGCTTTTACAGAACATGACTTTGTGAAATTAGGGCGCATTTACACTTCAATTCGTGAAGGTGTAGGTAAGAAAGAAGACTTCTTCGATACAAAGAAGACAAGCCCAGTTAAATCGAATTTAGAAGCTCAATTCCAACAAACAGAGGGTGGTAATGATGAACCTTCTACAACTAAATGATGAAAATTACTACTCACAAGAAGCTGATATGCAGTATATGTCAGTGAGTCAATATAAAGCATTTCAAAAATGCGAAGCGGCAGCACTTGCAAAGTTGAAAGGCGAATGGAAAGAAGAACATAATGACAGCCTGTTACTTGGCTCATATGTTCACGCTTGGTTAGAAGGAGCGCTTGATCAGTTTAAAGAGAAGACTCCTTCTCTCTTCACAAGAAGTGGAGAACTTTACTCTCAATATAAAAACGCAGATTTGATGATTGAAACCTTAAAAGATGATGGGTTGTGCATGTTCGCTCTGGAAGGTGAAAAAGAAGTTATCATAACGGCTGAATTATTCGGTACACATTGGAAATCGAAACTTGATGTATATAACCCTCTTAATGGTAGATTCGTTGATTTAAAAACAGTGAAGTCCATTTACGACAAAGTTTGGACGGACGAATACGGATATTGCTCATTCGTTGAAGCATATGGGTACACGATTCAAATGTCAGTGTATGCAGAGTTAGAAAAAAGATGGTCCGGCAGAGAAAGCAGGTTAGAACCATTCATTGTAGCAGTATCAAAAGAAAAGCATCCAGATAAGGCAGTTATTAACTTCGATGACGAAATCATTCAACTGGAATTAGATGAAGTTGAAGAGAACTTACCTCGTGTATTAGCAGTGAAAAACGGAGTGGACAAGCCTAATAGATGCGAAAAATGCGCTTATTGCAGACAAACGAAGCGATTAACGAAAGTGATTCATTACTCTCAAATACTTAGTTAGGAGATGAAACCATGTTAGATAAAACAGAAACAAAAGTCGTCCTTCCTTCATGGGTATGGAAGGGCGCAAAAAACGAACAAGAAGCAAAAATGAAGGCGATTGAGTACATTACTCCCGATCGCTATCCAGGTTACAAAATATCTAGTGTTAAAGATGGAATAGCAATATGCGAAAGGGAGATAGTGTGATGAAAACAGTTTACAGATCCAAACGATACAGTTTCATTATTCCAAGTAAGACTAAAGAGAATAAATATGTTCGCGGTGAAACCAAAACGGAAATTGGATACAAAATATACAAATGGTCCAAAGAAGGTTACGAATGCGTTTATCCAGCGAGAAGAGTTGTAAATACGGAAAGTATTCATAGAACTGGTGAAATTGATGAAACAGATTGCTTCTATGAAACGGAAATGAAGAAGGTGAACTAAGTGAGTAATTACAACACGATACGTACAATCATTTCTCAAATAAGCGGACAAGAAAATATATTAGTGGTCCCAAAAATATTCGTTAAATTAACAGGCGATCTTACTACAGCAATCCTTTTGAATCAAATTGTGTTTTATAGTGATAAATCGAAAAGAACGGACGGTTATTTCTACAAATCTCATAAAGAATGGGAAGAAGAAATTTGTTTAACAAAACGCCAGGTTAGTTACTCTACAGCAAAGCTAAAAGAAATGGGCCTTGTGGAAACAAAGCTGATGAAAGCAAATGGAGCACCTACTCTTCACTATAAATTGGATTATGACAAATTGGTGCAATGGATAGTAACAAATTGTAACAATGGAAAGTCACAAAATGTAACTATTGATTCTAACAATATGTCGCAATCTTTAACAGAGATTACTACAGAGAATACAACAGAGATTACTACATTAAAAGATAATATGTCTTCTGACCAAAAAGAGCGGCCAAAAGACTGCATCCCTTACGAGGATATTATTTCTTATCTTAATGAAAAAGCTGGTAAATCTTATAAACACAAAACAGCCAAAACAAGAACTCTAATCAAAGCTAGATTTAAAGACGGCTTTACAATAGATGATTTTAAACAAGTTATTGATATCAAAACAACGCAATGGCTTAAAGATTCAAATATGAACCAGTATTTAAGACCAGAAACGTTATTTGGAACTAAATTTGAAGGTTACTTAAACGAAAAAATAAAAGGAGCGGGTTCTAATGCAGGCACTAGCAAAGATAGTAGCTTCATCAGCAAATATGACTTTACCAAAGGTCGCTAATGAAAGATGTGATTTATGTAGACGTAAAAAGTTCCTTGATGAAAATAACAGAGCTTATTGCTGGTATTGCAAAGAAATCGCTCCTCAGGACGTCCAGTTAGCTCAGGAAACGCTCGTAATACAAAAGAGGAACCAAGTTATTAGTTTGTACGATTCGTTCGCAGACAACAGCCTAATCAACGACAAATTAAAGAAGGCTACTTTCGATAACTATGCACCACCTACAAAAGAATTGTCAGACGCCAAAGAGACAATCATGAATTTTGTTTCTACATACAGCAAAGAGGATCCAACAAGCATGATTATTACAGGAGATTACGGGGTAGGAAAAAGTCATTTGTGCGTGGCTGCTACAAAGGAATTAATGAAACGTGGATATAGCGCAATGTTCATTCAAATGAATAAGTTGTTTACCAAAATTAAGTCTACATGGAACAAAAACAGCGAATTAACAGAGGACAAGCTTATGTCTCTCCTTGCTAAAGTAGATGTTCTTATTATCGATGATTTCGGAGCGGAGTTTACTGAAAAAGATAAAGAAGGCGTTACTTGGAAGCAAACGAAGACAAATGAAATTGTAGATAGCCGAATAGGAAAAAGTACTTTATTTACAACGAATTTCAATGTTGGCCATTTAGCAGAAATGTACGGAGAACGTGATTTTAGCAGAATGATGGAGAACGCAGAAATGCTAGAAATGTTTGGCGATAATTATAGATTACGAAACTTCAAGAGGGGGAATTAAGATGTGTGCATGTGAAGGAACGGGAGTAATTAGGAACGACCAAGGGAACGGCTGTTATCAATTTGCGCCATGTATTTGCTCGGCAGGGAATCGGACACCTGAGGAAGTCGATAGAAAGCGCGAGGAAGTAATGGCAAGGTTGGAAATAGCTTATCAAATGCAGATGCAAGAGAAATTAGGCGTAGGGGCATGAAGCAGCTAACATTTGAGGATGTAGCGGGAAGTTTCGATTATTCAGCAAAGAGTACTGTGGATCGGTTCTTGCAGCGTGATACAGGCGTCATAACGTACTCAATAGAGTTTTACGACAAGAACAAGAAATGGAAGCTTCGTTGGTTTGAAGCGAAGTCAGAGAGCGAAGCCGTAGGAATGGCTAAAGCAAAGTACGGCCGTATCGAGATTATTAACACTTACATTTCAGATAGATCGTTAGCGGAAATAATGAATCTTGATTAGGAGGGGAATGGCTATGGAATATAATCCATTACCAACATGGGATCAATATGAAATTGCTGAAAAGAACGGAATCAGTAAGAGCACAGTCTATCAGCGGATAAATATTCAAGGATGGACTGTAGAAAAAGCGATTACAGAACCATTGTTTGTAAGTATGAAAGAAAGATATTCAGAACAATGGAAGATTGCAGAAAAGAATGGTATTTTATATCGCACATTTCGTTCTAGAATTACGAATCTGAAATGGAGCCCTGAAGAAGCGGCAACGATACCGACATTATCCACAACAGAATGCGCAAATTGTGTTTCGGAAATTAAATATGTAAGAAATGTGGTCATGAACACTTTAGGTGAATGTGAGGAAGTTATTTATCATACGGCTCCAGTCAAATTAAGTGAGTCAATAAAACTTTAACAAAAGCAGCGTTATTTGGGAGGATTGTGATTATTCAAATGTGTTTCAGCCATTCCAGCGCCAATAATAGCACCAATAATTAATGCACAAGCAATTAAAATACCTAAAATTATTAACATAGCAAAAGTAATTTTTTTCGCTGTATCTCCTTTCGGAGCAAGAATAGCTAAAACAATTGAGATAGATAGTATAAAAATACCAGTTAAAAAATCAAAGTGCACATACCTAGAAAATGAACTGAAAAATAAGATTGAAGTTAAAAGCATTGAAATGAAACCGAAGTATTTTCTCATTACTTTATCCTTTCTTGAGAAATGAATTATACAGATTATACCATAAACGAAGTGAGTCACAGTGAATTTTTAACAAAAACGCTATTTTAGAGCAAAGGGGAGTTGAATAGTGAACCTAAAGGAATATGCCGTTTATAAAGGTGAATCGCTCATATGTATCGGGACAATCCAGGAGTGCGCTCAGCATATGGGCGTGTTTCCTGAAGCAGTATACTTTTACACAACACAGGCATATCAAAGGAGATTGTCCGAAAGAAAGAATCCTAAGAATTACTTAACTGTTACGGAACTTGAGGGGGATGAGGAATGAAATTAAATAAAAATGAATTACTTCAAATATACGAATGGTTTTACTACATCAGATCTACAAATTTCGCTCATTTAAGTGATGAAGATAGAAAGTTAGCTACAAAGGTTAGAAAAGAAGCCATGAAGCAATGTGGGCTAAAGGATGAGTAAGAACTTAATAAAAATTTCATTTTGCAGAAAAGGGGAATGGATATGAATTTATTAGAGCAATACATCGAAGAAGTGATCAGTGAGGAACCATACAATGAGGAATGGACAAAAAGGTACGATAAAAAGTTCGTAAGAGTAGAATTGGTTACTAATTGCTATGGTCAGAAACGTAATGTAGAACAAATCTTTGATACTGATAAATGGAAAAAGGTAAAAGAACAAGGGTATTACATGGAATAAGTAAAAGAGCAGTTAGCAAAAGCTAACTACCCTCATGTCTGGTGAAGACTTTAATGTGACATTCTATATGGAAAAATGTCAAAGTTGATAAACAACTTATCTGTATTATGTACCAAATTTGGAAACTTATTCAAAGAAATAAGCAGCTAGCAAAAGCTAACTGCTGGCTCTTGGGGAAAGGGAAAAATCCTAACATCACAGGCGAGAATCTGGATGCAAGCATAGTATGCTCGAGGTTTTGAATTTTATTCAAACAACAAAAAGAGCAGCTAGCAAAAGCTAACTGCTCAGCCTCCAAGGGGGAACAAGGAGAAAACCTAGTGTCATCTACAGTATTGACGGAAGATTTATTAAATAATCATAGTGGTAATTTATTATTTATTTTAACTTATGGCTGGTTCCAAAAAAGTGAAATACCAACAAAATAAAAAATTATTAAAAGGAAAATTGCTATGAAAATAACTGAAAAAATCTTTTTCATCAGTAGACCTCCTTTATGAAGAATATTAACATTTATCCAGAATTTGAACAAAATAATCATTTGAATAGAAAGCGAGGAATAACAATGGGCTTAGGAAACCGAGGAATGGCATTTGAGATGCTTATCAATCTATCGAATGAAATGTACCAAAGGGAGGGAGTGGCGCTTATAAACAAGCGCCCGACTCCTGTGAAGGTGTTAAAGAGTAGAGGGAGCCAAGTGACAAATGGATTCTACGAATCTAAAAGCACGGTGGACTATGACGGTGTGTACAAAGGACGAGCTGTTGCGTTTGAAGCAAAGTCAACACAGAGTCTTACACGATTTGATTTAAGTAACATTGCGCGGCACCAGTTAGATTACCTGGAGAAAGCTGAGAAGATGGGAGCGGTGTGTTTCTTCCTTATAGAATTCAGTAAGGATCATACAGTGTTTCTTGTACCGGCATCAGTAATTCAGTCTTATGTAAGGATGTCTCATCAACCAAATGGCAAGAAGTCTATACCAAGAGCGGACTTTGATATTTATGGATATTTAGTAGATCAGACGGAAAGAGCGCCAGTTGATTACTTACGATATGTAGATGAATTAGCAGTTTAAATGGATAACGGAACAATGCTTCACAGTGTGGTGGGGGCTGTATTGTAAGTGTTGTTCCCTTATTCAACAGATGGATATTAAAATTTCACATACCTAATGTGAATTAAAAATAACAAAATTGAAATAGGGGGATTTACCATGACAAACATTTATCAAAACTTAGGCGAAGAAATCGAATTAATGGAGATTGAATTAAAGGATTTGAAATTAGAGCACAAATACTTGATTAAAAATATGCATATGAATGCTCCTAAATTTAATGGGGTAACTGATTACAGCAAAGATCGTGTGACAGGTGGACAGATTCCTTTAGCGTTAGATGAGATTGCAGGACGCCATGATCGTATTATGGAGAAATCAGAAAGACTAAAAGAACGAATTGCAGATAAGAAGGTATTACTGGGAGAAGCGCAGTTTGTTATGAGTAAAAAGAAAGGGCTAGAACAACAAATTATATATTTGCGTGATGTGATGGGGTTCAATTTAAAGCAGATTGCTAGTGAGCTAGGTTATAGCTATCAACACATTAGACGAGTAAGTAGTAAAATGAACAAATGCTACAATCATGCTACATCTGTGCAACACTGCTCTTGATTAATCGCTGATATACTATTAGTAGTGAGAGGTGCACACGACCACCGTCTTGCAAGATGTCTATTTCATGATTTCTACATTTGAAAATGGAATGGGGTGGTTCATTTGATTGAATGACCATCACGTTCCCGGCACATTTCAAAACCAAAGTAATAAGAACAATAATGCATCGTTATTTTGAGCGCATTACACTTTCTAGTGATTACTGCGAATCTTCACTAGGCAGAGAGCTTCCGCTCTTTGTTTGAGCTAATGCGGCGGAACCATCCCCTCCGTCCCCTTGAAAACGCGTTAGCTCACGCAAGAAGCGGAAACTTCTTGATACAAATCATTTTCATGGGTTGAAAATGTTGTCTACGGACGTAAAACGAGGAGAGCTTTCGCTCTTTTCTCGGTCACTGACGTAAAGCGCGTAGCTTAGATGATAATTGCGGTGATCGAGAAAAGAATGAGGGTAATCTTATTCTTGAATTGATTCATTTCGAAATTCCCCTTTCGTGAATGTTCCTCTCCTATCCCTTTGGAAAGCTGTCACTTCGGTGATAGCTTCTTATTTATTTGAACAAAAGGATAATTATGGTTTTTGTTGAATAAATAGATTGGGAAAGGTGGAGAAATTATGCAATACGTAGAAATGTTGAAAGAATTAGCGATTGGAGGAATATATACCGAAAAACAAATTTCTAATTTGTTATGCAATAATAGAAAAGAATTAACGATTTTATGCGATTCTGTATCAAAATTCGGTGAATCTGAAACAGAAAGATTTCAAGTGATGGGTAAATATGAAATATACGTTCATAGAAATGAAGGTTACTCTTATCATGTACCATCAAGAAAGACAATGGTTTATGTTATAGAAAAGATTTAAAAGCATCCATAACGGTTGCTTTTTTCGTTGTTATATGGAAATTACATAATAAGCATCTTTAAAGGTTGTATTAGGTATAGTTAGGATTGAACATCATATAATGATACAGAAAGGTCTTCTCTAACATGCTGGTTACCTCAATGTGTATTATTAGCGCCTGGACAAGGGTGCTTTTTTTATTGCACCTTTTGAGATGGACAAGCATATATTGTAGTGTAGGACAACCTCTCTCAGGTCCTATTCGATACTCATTGAAAACTCCTACACATTCGGGCATCTACTGATGTGGATGCTCTCTTTTTATGCACGATTTGAATAGGACAAGCATATACTGCTTGTACCTCATTAACGAAAGTTAATGGTTCTCATAATCCTTTAAAGGGCGCTCGCGGAAACGGGTGCTCTTTTTATTTTGAACAAAATGGACATTTGAATAGACAATCCTTCCTTAAAATAACCTTAATTAAATTATAGGTTTAAGAATATCCGGGAAACAAATGGTATAATTTTCTAAAACTACCTAAATAAAGTTGATTTTAGAAAAGGAGTAGAGGGGAAATGTTTCAGAAGTTCAAATTTTATTTAATCAGCCTTGTAATTAGTTCAATGTTAGGCGGAATTATCATAGGTGCTAATTTCTTGGTCCATAACATCTATTATTTAGTTGTAGGTAAAGAATTTCATTTTAATATGTGGTCTTCCATTATTATATTTAGTATCGTATTTATTTCAGGTTTCGCGTATATGTTGAAGAAGGGTCCAGATATACTTGTTAATGATTAAACCAATAGCAATTATCGTAGGCGCTGCCGTGATCGGTTTAGCGTCTTATTTTATTTTGCGAAGGAAGTGATGGGATGTTTTGGTTAGGAGGACTTACAGGATATCTTGTAGGTACGCTTTTTACTTTATTGGTGATTTACTTCGGATATCGGATTGGTGAGATGAGTCAGTATTGAAGGAAATGGAGCAGTCGAACGCGATAATGGATGATAAGGGGGTAACAAAACAAACAACTCAACGAACAAAAATAGAGATAGTTAACAAAATGCAGGGCGGTTTCACAATCCCTTTAAAAACAATGATTTGAATGTATACTTTTTTATTGTTTTTTGTTAAAACAGCTAAAACGCTATGAATTCAATAAAATCAATGTTTTGAATGTAAACTAATGGGTAAAAGTTTACATTCGGTAGTGGTGTGGGAAAATAAGATTCTTTTTGTGTTATTCTGGAAGAAAAAGGGGATGAGAGTATGATAGTGAAAATGATATGTGATGTATCTAATAGGTTCAATCGATATGCTGAACATCCAATCAACAATGTATTAGAAGAAGCTGGTTGTACAAGTATCACTAAAACTAAAGAACCATTTCCTGAAGGACAGATATTAGCTGAAGTAAAAAAGAAACCACGAGACTTAATTATTCATGGAGTAACGTGGGAGATAGTTGAACCTTAAAGTAGCGAATCCGCTGCTTTTTTTGTTTTGCATAGAAAAAGGAGCCATTATAGGCTCCTTAATTCGATTCAGAAGTTTTGTAGTTTTTCTTGATGATATCTTTTATGTCGATGATAAAGGATATAAGAAATCCAGCAGCTAGGATACCATTTACCCAATAATATGTATTTCCTGCTGTGAATTTATTATAAAAGGATTGGACATTATACAACATCACCATTGCTGAAAAGAAAGCAGAGCATGCTAAAGTACCAAAACTTTTCATAATGGTCACCTCAATTCTAAAAGTTATGACTTTTTATATAATTATACATTAAAATAAATGGATTTAAAATATAATACAAAAGGAATTACCGCGAGGTGGTGAATATGGCTAGGCAAAGAAGCCCAGATCGTGATAAAGCGTTTGAAATGTACAAAGCAAGTAAAGGTGAGAAACCATTAATTGATATTGCAGCTGAGTTAAATCTCAAGCCTTCGCAAATCAGAAAGTGGAAATCACAAGATAAATGGGATGAACAAATGAATGGTAACGTTACTATTGCGAAAAGGAGCGTTACTAATGTTAAAAATCCTAAAACAAAAGAGAAACTAAAAGAGATTTTAGAAGATGAAGAGCTGACTGAAAAGGAACGGCTCTTTTGTTTATATTACGTGAAGTACTTCAATGGTACACAAGCTGCAATCAAGAGCGGATATGCCAAAGAGAGCGCTCATGTACAGAGTAGTCGATTATTACGACGTGAACGAGTTTCTTCCTATATAAAGGAGCTTAAAGGTGAGTTAGTTGAAAATGTATTTGTGGAAGCGATGGATGTGTTGAAAGAGTACATTAAGATTGCTTTTGCTGATATTACTAACTATCTTAATTTTGGACAAAGAGAAGTAATAGTTAAAGATGATGAAGGTAACGAGGAAACAAGGATAGTGAACTTTGTTGATCTATATGAGGCTGATATGGTAGATGGTTCAATCATTACTGAAGTGAAGCAAGGTAGAGATGGGATATCCGTTAAGCTTGCTGACAAGATGAAAGCTTTGGATAAATTAGCTCAGTACTTTGAATTGGTTCCAGATACATTTAAACATCAGATTGAAGCAGAACGACACCGAATGCAACAAGAAATGCAAAAAGTACAGATTGAGAAAATCAAAGCTGATACTGACTTTGCTAAAGAACGCGCTGCGAAACTCAAAGGTCAAAAGAAAGATACTTCATTACTCGATGCATTAATAGAAGGGCGTAAACAATATGAGCAAAACAGCGATTAAGTTTTCCCCTAAACAGTTAGAAGTTATCTATAGACCATATAATTACACTTTTGATGTTTTGGAAGGAACACCACGTTCAGGGAAAACAACAGCAGGGCACTTTCGCTATGCTGATTATTTGACGTGGACGAGAGATACAAACCATTTAATTGTAGCTTATAACCAAGAGCAGGCGCACCGACTGTTTATCGATGGTGATGGAACTGGATTGCAAAATATATTTGGAAACCTAGCCGATATTAAGCATGATGAGCGTGGTTCGCATTTGGAAATACACACGCCAAACGGCATTAAACGTGTCTATTACAAAGGCGCGGGAAAGAGTAACAGTGTCGGCGCTATAACGGGTATGTCGCTTGGTAGTGTTGTGTTTTGTGAGATTAACTTACTTAACATGGGCATGATCCAAGAATGTTTCCGTCGTACCTTTGCTGCACAAGACCGTTACCATTTAGCAGATTTAAACCCACCTGCTCCTAACCATCCGGTTATATCAGAAGTATTTGATGTACAAAATACACGATGGACTCATTGGACTCCTGATGATAATCCAATTCTTACCGAGAAGAGGAAGCAGGAAATACACGAGATTCTTTCAAAGAATCCGTACTTGCTGGAACGAGATTGGTTCGGCAGAAGGGTTATGCCACAGGGTGTTATCTATTCAATGTTTGATATGAAAAAGAACATACTCCCTGCTGTTCGTGGTCAAAGATACGAAATGTATTTTACTGCTGATGGTGGTCAATCTGATGCTACTTCATGCAGCTGTAACATTGTGGTTCGTTATGAAGATAAATTCAGACTGTTGCGTATGGCTAATTACTATCATAGTGGTAAAGATACAGGGCAAGTTAAAGCAATGTCCATTTACGCCAAAGAGATTAAGCAGTTCATTGAATGGTGCGTTAAGAAGTTTGAAATGCAGTATAGCGAGGTGTTTGTCGACCCTGCGTGTAAGTCACTAAGGGAAGAATTACACTTGATTGGTATTCAAACAACTGCCGCTGACAATAATGCTCGCGATATTAAAGGTTCAAGTAAAGGTAAAGAAGTTGGTATTGAGCGGTTACAAAACGCTATTACTAACAAACAATTTTTACTTGTTGAGTGTGATGAATACGACCACTATAACTTCTTAAAAGAAATCGGTATGTATGTCCGCTTGGATAATGGTGAACCAATAGATGCTTATAACCATGCGCTAGATGAATGCAGATACGCAAACAATTACTTCTATAAACAATACGTAAAATAAGGCGGTGAGAGCTTGTTTGGTAACATCGTTGCAAAAGTGAGGGGGTGGCTATATAAATTGGGACTAATCAAAGAAATTAAGAAGATATCTGATAAAAAAGAGATACCTATCAATGAGGAATCCTACAAGCATATCGACATGTGGAAAGCGTTATATAGCGGTCATTATGACGATTGGCATAACATTAAGTATCATACGATTGAAGGGCAGAAGAGTAGGAAGATGGCATCACTAAACATGGCGAAAGTTATCTCGCAAGAAATGGCTGCTCTTATCTTTAATGAGAAGTGCTCAATCAATATCTCAGATGACGCTCTTTCAGAGAATATTAAGAATGTCCTGGATGAAAATAACTTCATTAAAGAGTTTCAGAGGTACCTAGAGTACACATTCGCATTAGGTGGAATGGTAATCAAGGTTTACTGGGATGAAGGTATTAAGCTTTCCTATGTCACAGCAGACTGCTTTATTCCTATTGCGTGGGATAACAAGCATATCACTGAAGGTGTATTTGTAAATGAAATATCTAAAGGTGATAAGAAATACACTTTACTCGAATGGCACTTGGTAGAAGGCAAAGAGTATGTAATTAAGAACGAGTTATACGAAAGTAAAAACCAAGAAGACTTAGGTGTAAAAGTTTCTTTATCTACACTATACCCTGACTTGGAAGAAGAAGTGCGTATTGAAAACTTATCTAAACCGACGTTTGTTTACTTCAAGTCGAATACAGCGAATAACTTGGATTTAAGCTCACCACTTGGTATTTCTATCTACGCTAATACATTAGGTACGTTGAAATCACTTGATATCGCATTCGATAGCTTCCAGCGTGAGTTCGTGTTAGGTAAGAAGCGTATTATTGTACCGACTTCAGCGATAAAAACTGTCATAGATCCACAAACAGGTATGTCGCATAGGTATTTTGATTCAACTGACGAAGTATACGAAGCGATGAAATTCGATGATGGAGCACAGAATATCCAAGATATATCTGTTGAATTGCGCGTTGAAGAACATACTGCTGCTATTAATGCTCTTTTAAACTATGTATCGATGCAGGTTGGCTTCTCTGCTGGAGCATTTAGTTTTGATGGACAAGGAGTTAAGACTGCAACAGAGGTTGTAAGTGAAAATTCCAAGACATTCAGAACAAAGCAGTCACACGAAACGATTATTGAAGATGGTATCCGTGATTTAGTTGATATCATTATCGAAATTGCTGCTCTATACGATGAATTTGAGAGTACAGATGACTATGAAGTTACTGTTACCTTTGATGATTCTATTGCAGAAGACCAAACAGCAGAGATTAATAAGCAAGTTACACTTGTTATGAATGGCTTAACGACTAAAAAGTTAGCAATCATGAAGATACACGGTGTTTCTGAAGAAGAAGCGAAGAAAATCGTAGAAGAGATCCAAAATGAGAATAAAATGGTTATGCCAGAAAATGTTGATTTCTTTGGTATGAACAATAAACAACAGAATACTAAGCCAGGAGATGAAGGATAATGGCTCTTCCTCCTAATATATTGCAGCAACTCTCTATGTTTGTAGTGGATATCTACAATGCGATTGAAGAAGAGTTGTTTTTAAACATGGCCAGAATTCTTAAGTATGACATGGAACTGCTATTAACTGCTGAGGATTTCACAGAGTATCAGCATTGGCGCATAGTCCAGTTGAATAAGCTTGGTAAGTTAAATCAGCAACAAATGGATACAATTGCTCGTTATAGTGGTAAAACGTCAGAGGAAGTACGAAAGATGTTAGAAGCGGCTGGATTTACAGCAGTGGAACAACATGAAGCGTTGTATTTAGAAGCAGTGCAAGCAGGAAGTTTAGTTGCCGCGCCAGCGATGTATACAAGTGCAGCGCTAATAGGAATCCTTAATGCTTATGAGCGCCAAGCTTTAGAAACATTTAATCTTGTAAATACTACTATGCTCAAACAGTCTCAACAGGTTTATCTAGACATCTTAAATAAAACAGTAGGTAAAGTTCTTGGTGATGTCATAACGGCGCAACAGGCGCTAAGACAGACTGTTTCTGAATGGACTCAACGTGGGATCCCTGCTCTGATTGATAAGAGAGGAAGACGATGGGGTGTCGAGGGATATGTAAGCATGGTAGCAAGGTCAACGAGTCAAAATGTGGCAAATGGCATGCAAGATGAGCGAATGAAGGAATACAACGTGGATTTATGCGTAGTGTCTAGTTATCCAGGAGCGAGGCCGAAATGCTTCGAAGATCAAGGGGAGATTTATAGTTTGAGTGGTAAACATCCTAAATATAAGCCGTTAAGTAGTACAAGCTATGGTGAACCTGATGGGCTATTCGGTATAAATTGCTCGCATATTCGTTATCCGTACATTGAAGGGCAATCAACTCAGCGGTATTTCCCTTATGCGGATGTAGAAGAGAATCGCAGGATTTACAAGCAAAGTCAGCAGCAAAGACGCCTGGAACGGCAGATTAGAAAAGCGAAGAAGGAAGTAAAGGTTATGGAAGCGTTAGGCGATGCAGAAGGCGTTAAGGAAGCGAAGAATAAGGTATCCCAACGTCAATCTGCTATGAGGGAATTCATTAATCAGACGAAGCGTAAGCGTCAATATAACCGAGAACAAATTATTTAGGAGGAATCATAATGTTAAAACCATTTAGATTACGAGTAAAAGGAATGCAGTTCTTCTCTGAAGGAGGAGACAATCCGCCAGCTGCACCGGAAGGAGGTGATCCAAGTGTAGCGACACCAGAAACTACACCGCCAACAAATCAAGAACCAGCTGCACAACCACCAGTTACTTTTACACAAGAGCAGATGGATGAAGCGAAACAAAAGCAGGAAGCAGCGTTCTTAAAGAAACTCGGTGTAGAGAATTTAGATCAGTTGAAACAAACCGTGAGTGATTGGAATGCTCATCAAGAATCACAGAAAACAGAGCAAGAAAAGACAAATGAAAAGTTAACAGCCTTTGAGACTCAGTTACAAGAAAAAGATGAGTCTCTTTTTAATTTGCAAGCAGAAAATGCTGCGATTAAATCAGGCATTACAGAAGAAAAGAACTTAAATGCTGTTATTACTCTAGCAAAAACAAAGGTAAGCGATGATGTAGATATTACGAAAGCTATTGAAATGGTAGTAGAAGAGTTCCCGCATTTTAAAGGTGTAGTGGAAGAACCACCAGGAACTCCAAAACCTACATTTACAACTGGTCAACATCAAAAGAAAACACTGACTGAAGCAGAACAATGGGCTGCGGCGTTTAAATAGATTTAATTAAAACAAAAATTAGGAGTGATTTATTAATGGCTACATTAAATTATGCTTCACAATATCAACAGGCACTTATTCAAAAGTTTTCAAATGGTTTATCATTCGGTGCATTATACTCTACACCAAACAACAAGATCGTAAAATGGACAGGTGCGAAAACAATCATGATTCCACGTATTAAAGTAGGTGGATATACAGACGTTAACCGAGATGTTGTCGGAGGTTACACACGCCGCGTTGATAACTCATTCGAACCAAAAACTCTAGGTCATGACCGCGAATTCAGCACTTTAGTTGATCCAGTAGACGTTGACGAAACAAACATGGCTGTAACTATTGCGAATATCACTCGTGTATTCAATGAAGAAGAAGCGATTCCAGAACATGACAAATATATGGCTTCAAAATTATATGCTGAATACACTGGAGCAGGTAAGGTAGCAGATTCAACTGCACTTACTGTTGCAAACATTTTAGGTGTATTCGACCAGTTAATGTTCGAAATGGACGAAGCTGAAGTTCCACAAACAGGACGTATTCTTTATGTAACTCCTGCTATTAAAAAGTTATTAAAAGAAGCAGAAGGAATTCAACGTGATCTTGACATCAAAGGACGAAGTGAAAATGATGTAGCACGAGGTATTAGCTCTTTAGATGACGTGGACATCGTTTCTGTTCCTTCTTCACGTATGAAAACTGCTTACAACTTTACAAATGGTGCTGTTCCAGATGCTGCTGCAAAACAAATCAACATGATCTTAATTCATCCGCTTTCAGTAGTATCGCCGCAACAATATGAGTTTGTTGATTTAGAATCTCCGAGCGCATCAACTCGAGGTAAATATTTTTACTACGAACGCAAATACTGGGATGTATTTATCTTAGGTGCTAAAGTTGATGGCGTGAAATTCAATATTACAACTACACCTTAAAGAGAGGCTTTTATAGCTTCTCTTTTTATTATGAAAGGAATGGTGTTAAATGAGTAACACAGTAAAAGTACAACGATTGAATAAAGTATTAAACATTGAAAAAGACTTCTTATCAAGCTATCTGAATGATGGTTTCGACCAGATTAACGAAGATGGCAAGATTATCAAGCGTGCTACTGGAGGGCGTAACATCTCTGTAGCAGAGCACAACAAAGCGCTCGACAAAATCGGCGAACTAGAGGCGGAATTAGCCGATCTAAAAGTGCCGAAAAAATCCGCTACTAAGTAGGTGATCATATGGCATATATAGATGCTGATTACTACAATAACGAATACAAAGGTACTCCGGTATCTGATGCAGCGTTATTAGAACGTCTTATTGCTCGTGCTAGTGACCAAATTGATGATGTTATTAATTACAAATTAGAAGGCGTCGACTTTGATAAGTTGGCACCTTTTATTAAAAAGCAGGTAAAGAAAGCAACTGCTGCTCAAGTTGAGTTTTTGGCGATTAATGGAGAGACTTCCGCAACTGTAAGTGAAGGTGGTGGAGGATTTTCCGTAGGTTCTTATTCAGAGAATGGAATGAGTGCAGGGGCAGACGATGCACCTAGTTTTTATACACAGTATGCAATCACGGTACCTAAATTCCTTAGACCGACTGGGTTGCTATATGCAGGCGTGTGTGTGCATGGCTAAACCAATAAGACGTTCATTGTTAATCCATACAGTCGAGTATTTGGAGTATAGGGGTGAGGATGATACATGGGGTGGTAGTGATAACTATGCGCCTTCTGTAACGATTGAAAGGGTTCGAATTGAACCTAAAAAGACATTTGTATCTAATGGGAATGGCGACAGTACTGTAATGCAAACTTTACTATTTCATGACGTAGTGCATTCGACACCTGTTACTTTCAAAGAGAAATCTAAAATCATATTTAACGGAAAAGAAATGACCGTTAGCAAAGTAAGTGACTTTTATGATAGAAGCACTCTCCATCATGTGGAGGTGGTGCTTGTATGATTCGATTAAACATTAGAATCGATACATCTGTAATTGAGGGTAAAGTCATTGAAGCTACTGAAAAAGCACAATTTGCATTAGATCAGCAGGTGTTGAAAGACAGTAACTTTTATATACTAAAAGATACAGGTGAATTAGAACGTTCGTCTATTCGTTTTAGTAGGCCTGGAGAAGGTCATATAGAATGGAACACTCCATATGCAAGAAGAGTGTATTACAATCCCCAGTACAATTTCTCACAAGATGTCAACCCTAATGCCCAAGGTTTATGGTTTGAAGAAGCAAAAGCTAGACATGTGATGGATTGGGCAAGAATCGTAGAAAACGAGATTAAACGGAACTTATAGGAGGACAAACATGATATGGCTAATTGAATCGGTCAAGAAGCATTTAACCACTACTTTGCAGCCGAATATCCTATTTGCTCCTATAAAAGCCGATTTATTGGATATAGGAGTAAATGATACACCACGAAAAAGTATTGCTATTAGAATGATTCCTTCAGCGCTAGGAGAGCAATATTACGAAGGTGAAATCATCAATAAACAATTCCAATTGCTCGTTAAAAGCGATAACCAATTAGAAGTAACGAATGCGATTGAAGCAATGACAAGAGAGTTAAACAATGTACAAAGGCGTACTTTTAACGCAGTTGACAATTCATACACACTAAGAAGGCTCAATGTATATGTTGAACCTTCTTTTGTTGAGAAGACAGCAGCAAACGAGTATATATACACCGCACTTTTTTCTGCGGAATTAGAAATAGGAGGTAATTAATATATGGCATATCTATTGAACCATCTTTATAAATTTGAGATCAATGTGGGAACAGCGGCTACTCCTAAGTGGGCTGTTATTGCTAAAGGCATCAAGTCAGTAGATCCCGATAATAACGAGGAAGTAGAAGAGGACTACTACTATGATGGTGGAGGCGCTTCTGAGCGTTCTGTTATTGGTTTCATGATGAGTTATTCCTTTGAAGGTCATCGTTCTTATGGCGATCAGGCTCAAGACTTTATCTTTAAGAAAGTTAACCAAATTGGAGACGCTCGTAAGACTGACTTTAGAGTGACTGAGCCAAACGGTGACAAATGGGAAGGCCCTTCAACTATCTCAGAGATCAAAGTTCCCGGAGGAGATGCGAATAGCAAGGGTGAGATTGAGTTTAATATTTCCTTTGACGGAGCTCCAGAATTTACAGAAAAAGGCGCAGCTTAATAGTTCTGCATTTCTCTTCCGTTCATGCTATCTACATTGAGAGGGAGCTTTTATAGGTTCCCTCATCAGTGGTAGCTTTTTTAGAGTGATAAAAATAGTACAAAATATGTTTTTAACTTATTCGAATAAATTAAAAATTGTCTCGACGGGGACCAATATAAAACCAAAGGGAGATAACCATAATGACAACTTTACAATTTACTTTCGAGAAAACTTACAAAGAGATTGATGTAGCAGGAACACTATACAAGGTGAACTTCGATGATGATTCAATGATTACTTATCAAGGAGGGTTCGTATCTTATGAGAAGAAAGCAAAAGAGCTTCAAGATGCTGCATTAGATATCCGAGAAGCTACTACTGAAAAGTTACGTGCTATGAATCTTAAACAGCGTGAACTTATGAAAGAAGCTATCGAACTATTCCTAGGAGCTGATACGTTTGAGGAGTTATATGAGAAAGCAGGACGATCTCTAATGAATCTTGTTAGCTTAATCGACTACTTAACTAAGATTGTAGAGGAAGAACTACGAAGCAAAGCTGGAAGCTTATTAGACGAATACTTAATCAACTCTAAGAAGTAAGGCGAGCTAATATGAAACCTAAATTTACTCTTACAGAGAGAAACGTAGATAGATTCCATTGGCATGGTGTTGACATTGAGCTCAATCTCTCCTATGACAACATACTAGTTATGTTTCAGTTGTTTGATGACAAGAAGGTTTCTGACAATGCTAAGCTTCCAGTAGCACTCAATATGCTTGTAGTAGAACGCAGCTTACTAGCTCAGCTTAACGGAGAACAGCAGAATAAACTTCTCGTTGATATCTTCAAAGCTAAGCTTAATATTGACTTAGAGAATACAGAGAGAGTCAATGAGATGACCAATAAGGATAACTCCATAGACGGATCTGAAGAGGACGAGACATTCCAAGAGGTTCCTATAGTTGACTTCACTATAGACGCTGAACGGATTTTCTCGTCATTTTTGTATGATTACAAGATTAATCTAATCGAGCAGCAAGGAAAGCTACTCTGGAATGAGTTCTTAGCTCTATTCAATAACTTATCAGAAGAGACACCTATGAAGACTGCTATTAAGTACCGCACTTGTGAGGTCCCTAAGAAGAATAAGGATAATGCGGACCAAGTGAAAGATATTAAGAAGAAAAAAGCTTTTTATGAGCTACCTCAAGCGAAGGCCATGAGAGAGGCTAGAGAGTTGAAAGCTTATGAGGACCGCATGAGACGTTATAAAGAAGCACGTAAGCAACTAGCTCAAGAGAATAAGGCTATTAATTAAGACCTCGTAGTAGGGCTCCTGGAGACTCTTTAAATTAGACAAGGAGCGTGAATATAAATGGCTGACGGAAGTGTAAAGATAGATGCCCGAATAGACAATTCCAATATACGTAGCGACGTAGAGAGAATTAATAGAGAGCTAGGAAGAATGGGCTCTAATATGGGCTCAGTAGCTCGGACTATACGAGACGCTTTCAATTCAGAGATAAACAATCTTGGAGGGAATGTAAGCTCAAATGTAAATGATATAAATGAACAACTAAGTAATATAGGTAGTAATGTAGGTTCGAACGTAGCAGATGTGAATGCTCAACTCAGAGAAATCGGGGCAGACATGACCACAATAGGACAAGCCGCTCGTAGGTTATTTGATGATGGATTTAACCCTCTTGATAGCGATGTACGAGGAGAGGTTACACAAGTAAATGAGGAGCTTATCCGTATTGGAGCAAACATACAGTCTATTGTGTCCCAGCTCAATAGTGAATACCAGGCAGAGATAGACAGACTCAGCAGTATTACACGTACAGAAGTTACAGAAATCAACAATGAGATTAATCGTATCGGGTCCAATATGGGAAACAACTCTAGAGAGATTACTCAGTCCTTTGGGTCAGACTTTGCTCGTATGAATAGCGATATTACAAGAGGATATACTCAAGTATCTGACGCTCATATGGCAATGATGAATGAAATGAAAGCTTATCAGCATCAAATGAAGGCTGGTATGTCTGGAGCTCGTGAGGCTCAAATAGAGGCGCAATACGGATACTTTGAGTTGATGCAATCCGCAGGTTCTTATACTGGCTCTGTAGATGACATGATTGCTCGAATCAATGAGTTAGGAGCAGCTCAGAAGGCAGCAAACGATCAAGCTATAAACGGAAATAGAATGGCTCTAATGAGTATCTATCAGACAATAGGGACACTCAATAACGCAAGCTCTACAGCTTCACGTTTTCAGAATAACCTCACTACAATGAATAATCCTCTATATAACACTAGTAGGCTAGCTCTGACAGCAGTAGACTCTCTAGATAGATTAGCTCGTTCTGGTAGTCCTCAGCAGTTAGCTCTGGAGTTCTTAGGAGCAAACGCTTCTGTTAAGCAATACAATGACTTTATTCGAGACCTGGGGACTCAGATGATGGCTCTCCCTATTATCTTTGGAGTGGCTGCTGCTGCTGCAACTAAGTTCTACGGAGCTCTACACGGGAGAGCTATGGAAGAAAATACAAAGTACGCTGAAGCCTTCAATAACATGTTAGAAAAGTTAGCTAAAGCATTTGAGCCAATGGTTCAAGCGTTCGCTTCTGTTATGACTCCTATGTATAACTTTATTGCTAAACTAGCTGAGATGGTTATCCAATTCAATGAAGCTCATCCTGTATTAGCTAAGTTTATACAAGGAATGATGATGCTTGTTCCTGCCTTGATGGTAATTCTAGCACCTTTAGCTCTAGGGATTGGATACTTTAAAGGGTTAAGAGCTATCTTGTTTGCTATTAAACCTGTCATTATGCCAATCATTACAGGGTTCTCTATGATGTCTGCTCCTGCATGGATATTAGCTGCAGCAATAGCCGGACTAGTAGTAGGGTTTACTCACTTGTGGAAAACTAGTGAAACATTTAGAAATGGAGTTTTAGGAGTAATTGCAGTCATTAAGCAATGGACCGCCTCTTTGATGGACCTTGGAGGAAAAGCCTTAGTAGCTACACTTGCAGGTTTGAAACAGTTTGGAGCATTAGCTATGGAGCTAGGGAAATATCTTGGCTATGTACTTCTTACAGGTGACAGCTTCAAAGATGTAATATCTAATTTGCCTGCTCCTATCCAGGGAATAGCAACTGCATTAGCTCCTGCAATGATAGCTATCAATAACTTTGGACAAGCTACATTTGCTCTAGGGAAGTATCTTAGCTATGTACTCATAACAGGAGATAGCTTTGCAGATGTAATATCTAACTTACCTGCTCCTATACAAGGAATAGCAACTGCTCTAACTCCTGCTATGGTGGCTCTTAATAGCTTTGGACAAACTATAGCAAACTTAGGGAAGTATATATGGAGTGTCATTGCAGTAGGAGACGTTATGAATGACTGGATAACTCACTTGCCTGTAGGCTTCCAGAATGCAGCTCTACTTATGGGAAATGCAGTAATGGCTATCCGTACTACTGTTACCTCTATGGTGGAAGCAATAAGGCTCGCTCTAGGTGGAGATACTTCACAACTAGGACAAATCTTTATGAATATTATCCCATCTCTAATAGCTATGCTTGTGGGAGGTCTCCCAGGACTTCTAATCACTGCAGCTCGTTTTCTGCCTACGATAGTGCAAGGGATAAACTCAATGTTTCCAATGTTACTAACTACAATTACTACAGTAATAGATACTATGGTTAATTTGATAGTATTGTATCTCCCTAAGTTCATTGAGCAAGGAGTTGCGATACTTACAAAGGTTATTGAGGGACTTGTTCAAGTTCTCCCTACTGTAGTAACTACTTTGATTAATGTAGCCGTAACAATGATTAATACACTTGTGAATACTATAGGGACATTGCTTCCTATTATCTTAGATGCAGGTATTAAAATCTTAATGGCTGTACTTGATGGAATCGTTAATAATCTTCCTAAGCTCATAGATGCAGCTCTAAAGATTATGGATACTTTATTGAATGCACTTATTACATTACTTCCTAAAATTATAGATGCAGGTATTAAAATCTTAATGGCTCTTATTGATGGGATTGTAAAGATTCTCCCTAATTTAGTAGACACGGCTATCATGCTTGTAAATAAAATTATTGAGATGATTATTACTAACCTTCCTAAAATATTAGATGCAGGTGTAAAAATCTTAATGGCTATCGTTGACGGAATCATAAAAATGCTTCCTAAGATTGTAGATGCTGCCGTTAAGATAATTACTCAACTTGTAAATATAATCATGCAGAATCTCCCTAAGATAATTGAGTCAGGTATTAAAATCTTAATGGCAATTATCAAAGGTATTATTCAAATTATGCCTCAGTTAGCTGTGGCAGCTTTAAGAATTATCTATGAGATAGCAAAGGCTATTATTACTAACCTTCCTCAGATACTCGCTGCAGGTGTACAGATACTTTGGTCTCTGATTAAAGGTATCTATTCCGTGTTAAGTAGCTTATGGAGCGCTATTACGGACAATGTAATAGGAGGAATTAAAAAATGTTTCTCAAAAGCTGGCTCTATGTTATTGAGTGCAGGTAAGGACATAGTAAGAGGGCTTGCTGATGGTATTACTGGAATGGCTTCTGATGCTATCAATGCTGCGAAAAAGATGGCTGGCAAGGTTAAAGACGCTGTAACAGGTTTCTTCGATATCCATTCTCCTTCCCGTGTAATGAAAGCAGTCGGTGGATTTATCACTGATGGCGTAGCGATAGGGATTAAGGACCAAACATCCGAAGCAGTCAAAGCAGCGCAACTTATGAGCTCTGCAGTGCTTGATGGGTTCGAAGCTTTATCGGATGACATTCAACTAGGGAACATTGTAGGGAATGAAAACTTCCAAGGGATGGACGTGGGAATGACTCCTAGCTTCAATATTCCTAAAATGGATGAAATCATTAAAGGCTCTGTACAGATGGCTCCTACTGCTTATGAGCGTATGTCTGGGACTAGCAAGACTGATAGTACTACTAAGAAAGCAGAAGCTCAAGAGAAGAAATCCGATAAGGCTCCTACTTACTTAGTAATGGATAAGAAGGTTGTCGGTGAGGTCATCTCCGAAGACGTAGACAATGCTAATAAGCGAAGAACTAGCAGACTAGCACAATTCGCTCCTCAAGTAGTACCAGCTTTCTAGAATAAATTTAAGAGCCCTTCTCTATGGAGGGCTCTTTTTAAATAAAACAAAGGAGATTGATAATATGTCGAGTTTTAAATTTAACGGCTCTAAACGAGATTATTTATATATCATGATGGGTTTTAATCGTTCTGCCTGGGCTCCTATTGAGCGAGACATATTAACAGCGCCTGGACATCCTGGAGGGTATCACCTACAGACAAACACAAAAATACGAGTTATTGAGGTCCCTGTCATCATTAAAGCAAAGAATCAGACAGACCTACAGCAAAAGAAGGAAGACCTTGCTAATTGGCTCATACAAGACGAACCTAAAGAACTTATCTTTGATGATGAGCCAGGGAGAACATATATGGCTATGATTGACGGAGAAGCAGACCTGGATGAGCTGCTCTTTAGAGGTAAAGGTAATATTAAGTTTGTATGTCCTATGCCTTATAAGCTAGGGGAAGTTAAGATGTCCGACTTCTCTATAGTTAACCAGGACTTAAAAGCTATCATTCCTAACAAAGGAACTGTAGAATCTAACCCTATTATTGAGATAGATGTACTAAATAAGAGCCCCTTTGTAGATGTCTGGAACGGTAATGAATATTTTAGACTTGGGTATCCTACAGGGCCAAAGACAAAGCTAGTAGCTCAAGAGGATAGAGTTATTTGGGATAAAATGACCGACATATCTCAATGGACCCCGCATACTGGCCCTTTAGGTTCCCTATTTGAGGGCTCTGGGGCTATGCAAATAGCAGGGAGCGGCCATGGCTTCCTTCCTAGCTCTTACGGAACCTCAGTAGGAGAATCTTGGCATGGCCCGATTCTTAAAAGGAATTTACCTCCCGGAGGTGCTACAGACTTCAAAGTGGATATGAGACTTTCTTTGGATTCTATTCGATATGACCGAATGGGAACTATTATGCTTTTCTTGTTAGATAAAGATGATAGCATAGTAGCTCAACTAGGCATGAAAGACGAGTATTTCTCTCATTCTATCACTAAAGCTTATACAGTCGTAAATGACGGCCCAGATGAGAGAGTTTTAATAGATGATACGGGTAGAACAGATGAATCTTTTACAAACTTTAGGGGCCATGTGATGCTGACTCGTGAGGGAAACACTTGGACAGCTTATTCTGCTCTATTCAAGAAAGGAACCGTCCAAGATGAAGAAACTATTATTGAAACTTGGAAGGACGTCAACAATGCGAACACTGCCACTACCTCAATAGTTACGAAAGTAGCAGTAGGGATATTTAAATATGGGGATTACAGCCCCTTGGATTCTACGTTTATTGAAGACCTAAAAGTATATAAGAAGTTTAGTGTCCCAGTAGATGCTACTCCGTACATATGTGACCAAGGAGATAGGATCGTAGTGGACACGGAAAGAGCACTTGTTACCTTGAATGGTGAGAATGCTATCAATATTAAAGAAATATTTAGTGACTTTCCTATTGTAAAGCGAGGTGACAATGAAATAATTATTCGCCCTAACTCCATAGGAACCGCAAAAATAACATATAGGGAGCGATACAGATAATGCGAAAACAAAGTGGCGACTTACACATAGTAGATTATAAAACTAGACAGATTATAGCAACGATACGAGCAAGTGAGTATTTTGATGATAAACGTCACTGGGAGATTAAGAACTCAGTAGATATCTTAGATTTTAAACTTATAGAGAACTCTCCATTTGTTCCCCTTCTTAAGCAACAAAATCTAATCTTAAAAGAAACGCGTCCAAACGTCATAACTCCATACGTCATAACTGAAGTAGAGAAGGATTCTGCTTCAAAGGTTGTAACTGTATATGCAAGTGGTGAGTGGACCTTATTAGATACTGAGTCTTATATTGTTCCTCAGAAGTTTGACTCATGGAATCCTAAGCAGTACCTACAATTCTCTTTAAATGGTACTGACTGGGAGGTAGGAAACATTGAAGCAATCGGTAACCGTTCAATGAGAGTCGATGAGTTTATTTCTCCTTTAAAGTTTAACCACTTAATTTCAAACTTATTTGACCACTACGAGTTTCAATATAGAGTAGTTGTTAAAGGCCCAAACATTGTGGGAAGATACGTAGACTTATTAGAGCAACGTGGAAGAGTAACTGGAAAGGAGATCACTGTAGGAAAAGACCTAAATGGTATTGTACGTACAGAAAACTCTGAAGGTGTAATCACTTCCCTTATCGGGTATGTAACTGTACAAGATGCTAATGGTAAAGATACTGTTATCACCGTAGCAGATGCTAACAATGGGATTCCCTATATAGTTGATGAAGAGGCCTTTCAGAGATGGAATCGTAATGGGAAACACAGATTCGGATTCTATACTCCAGAGACAGACAACACTCAGATGACACCTGAGCGGCTCTTAACGTTAACTAAAGCAGCTTTAAAGAAACGAGTTAAAACTAACGTAACTTATGAAGTGAATGCAGTATCATTAGCTAAAGTTACTGGACTCTATCATGAGTCAATTAATGAAGGAGATACTCTCTATATTAAAGATAAAACTCTTAATCCTCCGTTGTACTTAGAAGCACGGGCTATTGCTGCTGATGAATCTCATAAGGACCCAAGACAGGATAAATTCTACTTTGGGAACTATAGGGAGATTGAAGGAGCGGATGACGCTTTAAGAAAAGTTTATCAACGTATTTTAGCTTCTCTTCAGGATAAAGTACCTGCTGAGATGTTTAAACAACTAGAGGATAAAGTAAACAACCAAACAGATGCTGTCACAGAAGCAGGGAAGAAGGCTGACCAGGCTCACCAGGAAGCGCAAACTGCAAAGGATTTAGCTACAGAGGTAGAAAGCAACCTAAGTATGATGCAAACAGCTATCATAGAAAGCCCTACTCCTCCTACAGATAAATTAGAAGCAGGCAAAACTCTATGGTTAGACTCCAGTGTTCCAGGTTCTAAGATACTAAAACTTTGGAATGGTACTGACTGGGAGCCACTTGTCCCAGACACTGAAGGGATTACTACAGAAATTACAAATATTAAAGGGGAGCTTGGCACTAAAGTATCTGAGAAGCAAATGCAGGAGTACATTGGTGAACTAGGAGCGGATAACCTCTTATTGAACTCTCAATTTGTGAAGAAGAAAGTAAATGACTTTGGTGATGTAACTGAAGAGACTCCTTCCCTTGAGAGATGGAATCCAGATGTTCCAGCCGCTGATAGGAAGATTACTGTAGATGAGGTGAAGAGATACGGACACAGCAGGTCTGTAAAGATTGAATCTACTCATACAGCATCAAATATATGGCATGGTATTTATCAAGATGTACCTGCTTATCAGAAACAAGGAAAGTTCCAATTCTCTGCTATGTTATACACTGAGGACAAATATGCTATCTCACTAGGTGCTGCATTTAAAGTAGAGTTCTTTAATGGGACGACTTCAGTAGGAGGATACAAGCAAGTTGAGTTTCAAGACTCTTTAGTTGATAACCAGTGGACTAGATTCACTATGGAACATGACGCTCCAGATGCTCCAATCACACATGCTCGAATAGAAGTATGGATTAGACGAGCAGGTACCGTATGGGTGTCAGAACCTCAGTGTAACGTAGGGGATAAACTCCCTGTCTATATGGAGAATCCTAAAGATATTGTAAACTACGATGCTATGGTTAAAGAGGTTGCTGATCGTGTAACTAAATCTGAGTACAATACAAAGAACTCTCAGTATGACACTCAATTTCAGCAGAATACTCAGGAGATAAACTTACGAGCTAAGTCTACTGATGTGTACACTAAGCTTGAAGGAGATGGACGATACGGTAGCAAGGCAGTTGTTGATAGACACGAATCAGAGCTGAAGGTTAACTCTCAGGAGATTTCTCTTCGTGTTAAAAACAATGAGATTGCTGCCCAGTTAAACCTTACAAGCCAAACTGCATTGATTCAAGCTCAAAAGATACATCTAGATGGTTATGTAGAAGCTAAGCACATCAAGACAGGTAGCTTAAAAGGTGTCGTAATCATGACAGAAGATCCTACTTCTGCTAATAACCATATGAGACTAGAGAAGCAGAACCTAACTCTATATGGGACAGGAAGGTCTCGTGGATATCTAGGGTTCGTTCCTAAAACAGATGGCTCGTATACTGAAGCTCTTGTTCTCGGTAATGATTACTCTGGAGCAGGCGGAAGCGTCAATGATTCAATCGTAATAGACCATACTTCACCTAGTGCTACAAACTTTACAGCATCTGTAGCTAGTATAGGGCTTGCTTCTGGAAGAGATGCCAATGGGAACATTCTTAAGAGCTCCTCTATATCATTCACAAGATATGACAACAAGATGACACTTAAGTCAATCGGCTCTATAGATGTTCTTGCAGACAGTGATATCTATCTCAATGCGAACAAAACTGGTGACCTACGAATGAGAGGAAGAAATATGGACTTCCTATCTGGCGATGGTTACTGGGCATTTAGGAAAGAACGGACACAGATACAAGATGATTTTAAGATATTCACTGACGAAACAGCAAACTTAGAAGCAATTACTACTCAGTACCATAATATGTACATCAAGGTCCACAAAGGACTAAAGAACAAAGATGGATTCTATTTCCTTTCTAAGTATGCAGCAGACGGTGGAGTTTACTCAATGTATGCGAATATAAGCGGTAAAGACTTATGGGCTGCTGGTGACGTTTCTGGTGTGACTTGGACTCAGCGCTCTACTAGAGAGATAAAAGCAGACATCCAAGCAATCCAAAGTGATGAAGTAGATGCTTTGATGTTATTGAAACCTAGTCAATATTTCTTAAATAAGGATGTAGAAGAGTACGGGATTGACTACTTAAGAGAGCACTCTAGTGATTTCCTTCAATACGGTTTCGTTGCAGAGGAAACTCCAGAGCAATTCCAAGGCAAAGATAAAAAATCTGTAGTTCCTTACTCGTTGATTACTGTAAATATTGCAGCTACTCAGCAAATCATGCTAAGACAGAACGAACAACAAAAGGAAATAAACTCTTTGAAAGCGCAAAACATAACTCAAGAGGAAAGAATATCCAAACTCGAGGCACTTGTACAACAATTATTAGCTAATTAAGTGAGATTTTTCCTACTGAGCAGCAATAAGCTGGTCTTTTTTATTTTGCTTAAAATACCGGATTAGATTAAATTTTACAGATTGAGAGAGGCGAAATTCGTCTCTCTTTTTATTTTGAAAGGAGTGAAACGATGCAAGAAATTCAAGATTTAAAACAAGAGATCCAACAGATTAAGTTAGATCAGAAAGATATGAAGGATGACATTCGAAACTTAGAGTCTCGTACTTTAGGGAACGAAAAAGACATCGTTAATATAAATAAGCAACTTGATAAAATCAGTGCCAATACCACATGGATTCTCCGCATCATAATCGGTGCAATTGTAACGGCACTTATTGGACTGTTATTGAAAGGAGGTGTATAAGACTTGCCACTTACAAAAGAAAATATTTTAAAACGTTTGCGCAACTGGAAAACATGGGTTGCGCTTTTTTCATGCTTTGGATTAATTTTATCAGTCTTTGGAATGACCGGATTCGAAGGTAATTTGGATAA